GACGCGGTCAACACGGCCTGGTCGGTAATGAGCCCCAGTCCCCAGATTGCGTACCACGCTAGGGCGTGCTCTCTGCCGAAGTCGAGGATGCCGCCGTCGCGAAGTTCGACCGGGAGGGAGATCGCGTGACCGAACGCGTTGTCGCCGATGAAGATGGCGTCGTAGCGGTCCTTGTTACCGTTACCGGTCGTACCGTCGTCAGACGTGTAGCCGGTACCAGCACCGTTGGTCACCTTGCGAACCTGAGTGGTCTCGATGAAGACCACGTCATTAAGGCGACCGATCTCACCGAGCATGAAGTTGCCCGGAGCCGCGTACTTGGTGACCTCGATGAACTCGGGGTCGTCACGCAACTTGCGGCTCTGGTGCGGGTGCACGAAGGCCACGTAGGTCTCGCCCAGACGCGGGACGTTCTTGGTCGCGAGGGTCTCCACGGCGTCCTTGACGAGCGCAGCGGTGAAGTCGTGACCGGTCAGGGTCGCGCGGCTGGTAGCAGCGGTGCCCTTGTTGTACGGGGACAAGCCGTCGAACGCCGGGGGCGAAGAGAACTTGTTGTAACCGTAGATGACCGAGGACGCCTGCAGCAGCGTGTTACGCGCGCTCAGGTCGAGGTACTGCGCCATGTTACGACCCAGGAGGCGGGAGGCCGAGGCCATCACGTCGTCGAAGGAGGCGTTCAGCAGCAGTTCGGAGACAGCAACCGCGTAGCCCTGCTCGGCCACGGTGATCGAGAACTGCGAGGCAGTCAGGGCATTGGTCTCCATACGGACACCTTCAACCAACTGCGCCGCGTTACCGAGGTTGTTGTAACGCATGAAGTTGATGGTCAGACCGGGCTGGACACCCAGTTCGGTCTTCTTGACAGCGAACTGCTCGAACCGAAGGATCGGCATCGACTGAAACAGAATCTCCTTGGACCAGATGGTCTGGATCGACTGCGTCAGTTGAGAGTTCGCGCCGGAGTAGTTGGTCGGCGACCCACTAAGGGCCCCGGTACCGGTGATGGCACTAGCCATTTGACTCTTCCTTTGCTTGGATTATTGGAACCTGCGTGTTTGTGATGGTCGTTCGGTTCAGCCGAACAGACCCTTGCCCTGACCACCTGAGAGACCAGCGGTGGAGCGGAACTTCGCGTACTCCTCCATCGACATGTTGTTGATGTCTTCGGGCGAGTACTGGCGAGTTACCTCTTCGCCTCCGAACGGGCTGGCGGTTCCGTAGCCGCTGACCGAGACTCCGCGAGTCTGGGACTGGATGGCTGCGATGGCCGCTCGTGCCTGCTCGGCGATCTCTGCACTCTTCTGCTTTGCCTTCTCGATGGCCGAGTCGATCTCTTCGGTCGTACGTCCGTCGATGAAGTCGATCAACTGAGGAGCGATGTTGTCCTTCTCCGCATCCAGCCGCTGCTGGGTGTAGTTCTGGAGAGTGTTGAACTCGCGCTCCTTGTTGGCCAGCGCCTTCTCCTGCTCACGCTCTTGTGCGAGGCTCTCGAACTTCGAGGACCAGTCGGTATTAAGCGACTCGATCTTCGCGGCCCATTCGGTCTCACGCTGAGCGAGCAGATCCTTGGCGCTCAACTCTTCCTCGTGCTTCTTCCGAGCGATCTCCTCCGCCTTCGCCTTGGCCTCTGCGCGAGACTTGGCTTCTGCTTCGGACTGTTCGGTGACCGCAGCCAACTTGGCCTGCATGTCTTCCAACTTCGTGTACAACTTGTCCTTCTCCTGCTTGCGTGCCCGCTGGAGGTCTGCCTCGGTGAACACTGCGTCGGGGTTCGGGACTGTTGCCACGGGCTGGTTACCGTTGACCAGGACCTCGCCGGGGATCTCGTCTTCGGCTCCACCGGCGATCATGAAGACCGGCTTACCCTTCGGCGAGAATGCGAGCGGGGTCAGGTACTTGCTCGGGATGTTGCTAAGGATGTTCTTGCTCATTTGCACAGGTTCCAATCACTTTAAGTTGTCCGGGTTTCGACGCCACGGGAACTTCGTCCCATACGCCTGTGTCACAATTTCGGTAGTCATTTTGTTCAACTCTTCGGCCCCCAGATTGCCCAGAGCACCTACGCTCGGGGCACTTACGGGACCGGCTGATCCCGCTGAGGGACCTCCGGAATCAGATTCCGATTCGGACGAATTGCCATTCGGCGGTTCGCCTTCACCAATGCTAATGCCGGTTGTTTGAAGAATAACACTCTGAATCTGCGCTTTAAGAAGTGACATTGCGCCTTCAAACTTCGCGTCATTCAATTGCTCGTCGAAGATCTCCTGCAACTTCTCGTGCGGGAACTCCTCACCCAACTCAGAGAGCGCGCCAGCCTTTCTCTCCAGCCCGACCTGGAACTTCTGGATGATCTCG